GAAGTCTGTGTATTTTTTTACTGGTGTTTTTCTCAAAACATCTCCTTTCCAGAAAGTTTTCGAAAAATGTAAGAACTTACTTGCTCTGATTGATTGCTTAACCATTCTACAACTGAAGTATACTCTTTTGATGTTAGGGGCCCTTTTCTTGTATTGCATCTTCTACAAATCATTTCGAGATTATCAAGGGTAGAAGGACCACCACAAGAAAGAGGTACCACATGGTCACACACCATATTCCTAACATCAAGTACACTAGAGCAGTATTTACAGGGTGAGCCATAATTTGATAAAAATAGCTCCCTAATAGTCGCAAGTGATATATTAAATTCCACTTCATATTCCTTACTCCTTCTTTTTAGGGTTGAACGTAAAGTTGAGCTTTTTTTCATTAATCGGTGAAATACTCCTTGAGAATGAGTTCCGTGAAACTCTTTCAGCAATGGTAAGAATTTATTCTCCCAATCTATAGTGGCTTTATGCCTATGCTTTTTACGTTTGTTTTTTCTTTTATCCATAAATAGCTCCTATGAGTATCCTTCTATATCATCTATTTCTAAATGAGAAGAACCCCATCCTGTTGAAAAGGTTAGTTCTAATTTCGATAAACCTAGTTGAAAGCATTTATAGAATTTAATATCATCAGCACCTCCAATCCAACCTATTCTAAATATAGAAAATAAAGTTAAAACCCAACCATTTTCTAGTTTAAGTAAGTCAAAGATAAAACCTTTACTCATACACTCTCCTTAGTCTAAAACTAGGACGCCATTCAACTTGAGTGTCAAATAATTCACCATCTGTATTTTTATACATACTAATGTTCTTGACACTAGATTCAGGTTGACCATTGAGTCCCAGTACTTTTCTACTGGCATTTTCTATAGCACCTGAACCCTTACCAGCGTATAGGTCAAGTACTTCGTTCCTACTATAATCTCGACTAACTTGAGAAATCTGTATTATTATTACATCGAAATTCACTGCCATATTAGATAAACTGTGAGATATATGCTTGATTTGTTCATACTCTCCTTTTACATGAGGAGGAGTCTCAACAAGGTCAATATAATCTACAATTACCATGGCTGGATTTAATTCGCGTATTTTTTCTTTGATTTGCTCTATTGTGGGAGATATAGTCTGTATGGAAACATGACTCAATTCATCTTTATGCTTTTTAAATATTTCATCATACCTTTCGTTAACATTTTCTTTGCTAACACCTGATACTATTTGCATATGCCTTCTATGCATATACCAGGCTGAAAGTTCTAATGATATAAAAAGCGTCGGAATCTGCCACTCTTTGACTATTTTATCATTTACAAAATCAACACCGAATGCTAGATTCTGTGCTAATGTAGTTTTATTTGAACCCGTGGGCCCAAAGATAGTAACTAACTCTCCAGGGTAGATTGTTGCATCTACATCTGAAGGTAGTCCTAACATTTTAGACAAGTTTACTGTTCTTCCTTGAAAGTTTGTCGTCATTCTAGCATGAAATTCATCTTGAAGACTATCTACAGATAATACATCTATAAGATAATCTTTTCTTTTGAAAAACATACATCTTGTTTGACAGTAATCTTTCATAAACTTATCTTGACAAGAATATTGATAACCCTTATTATAAGTCTGCTCTATTTTATTCATTAATACACCATCATCTAAACTTCCGTTGTTCCAGTGCTGTAATGATATCTTGGCAAACTGACTAGGTATACCATGTCTTCTGAAATGACTAGCAATTCTCATTAGAATATTATTTCTAGTTCCTTTTTGAGGCCCTATAGTTAACATCTTTTGAACGCATGGTACTACTTTAGTATTTTCAGTTACTGGCCTTAATTCTTGTACTTTTGGAGTTTCTGCTGTAATATGTTCTTCTAATTCACCTTCTCCTATTAAAGAATCATAAGCATATTCTAATCTTGGAGTTTTTGCAAGCTCTAGAATTTCTGATGCTTTTAAAGTTTCTAATTCTTTAACAGTTAATGGTATCTTATATAGATTCGTTTTAAGATTCTTGGTATGAGGTAATCTATAAATCGCAGTACGAATATAAACCATATCATCAATACCAGGCAATATACTTGTCATTGTTTTACGAACTATATAAGGTAATTCAGGGGAAGGTTCAAAGTTGAACACACCATTTGGAATTATAAGATGATAACCACTACCGCTAAAATACGGTTGTATTGACTTATGAGGAATAACACCATGTTCACTTAAAGCAAATATACAAGCTTGAGCCTGTCTTAATGTTTCCTCATTAGAGTTATCTCCCTTATCTATATCAACAAGAACTTTATCAATCCACCGAGTTCCGTAGAAATCTCCTACGGACCCGGCTTCATTAATTTGATTTTTACCCGCTTCATCATACAAGTACAATGAACGATAAAGAGGCTCTTCAGTGTCAATATGAGATGCTAATTCTGTCTTAGGAATAATGAATCCACGATTCCTAGGTTCTTTTTTAGCTATCTCTATATATTTCACAGCGCTTCTTCAACAGAAAAAGGTAAATCAGTGTTCTTATTTGCTGGAGGTGTTACATTTCCTGAAACCTCTGTCAAGTATCCATTTGTTTTCATCCACTTGACATGGCTAGCTAAATCTACTTTACCAGCGCTTGTATTTGGCATTAATCTATAATGAACAGTATTATAGGCTTTGCCAGTCTTTTTATTAGGCTCTTTGTAAACATATCCAACATGATTTAATTGAGCTTGATTACCATGATTATCATTTAGATATTTTGCTATATCTTTAATAGCAGTTCCATCTTCAGCTTCCCAGCCTCCTTTGATATTTACACCAGCGCTACATCCGATATCTCCAAAGAACTTATACATACGATTTAAAACTGAACCGCCTGTAATATTTCCATTAGCATCTTTATCAAATGAACCACGTATCTTAATATCACGGTTATAATCACTATCTTTTATAGCAACTTCAGCAACAATAAATATATCAGCCCAATCGAAATCAGCTGACTTATCTGTAAATGAAACTATTCCCATTTCACAAATACCCATAAATTTATTACCACCACTATCGCTTGTTGCGCCTTTAGGCTTAAATAATGCCATTATTTATTCTCCTTTACATATATTTTCTTCCAATCGAAAGGGAACACTTTCCCTCTTAAATGCTCACAACGACTACCAGCTTCTAAAGCAGTACCAGATTCAAAAGAAATCATCAATTCGCCTTCATCGCCTCGGAACATATATCCAATAGCGTCTGATTGTGCCATTAATTGATTCTTAAGTTTACCTGATAAGTCTAAGGATTCTGGCTCTACTGCAGTAGAATTATCTACAGCTGCCGCTGTCTTACGGTGTCCAACAATAATAGTCTTTGGACATAGACTTTGTAGCTTTTTAATATTATTCATCACACGTTCACGAACCATACCAAAACCTTTACCATATGGTAAGTCTGCTATGTCATCAACACCCATCTCTTTACACACATCCTTGCCTGTCCATTCAACAAGCTTGTCTATTGTGTCAAGAGCGAATATTTTATAATCGTGACCATCTGAAGCATCTTTATAAAAGCTAATCAACTCCTCTTTACTGTTAACTCCATGGAAATATCCCTCAAGCATATGGGACCCTGATTCGGTATCTATAACAAGACAGTCATTGAGTTGACTAAGCATTGTAGTTTTACCAACTTTAGGAGCCCCATATAACAAGAGGATTTTTGGATTAACAGAAACAGGTTTGCGTTTGGCTTTTTTTAGTGCCATAACACCTCCTATTTTGTTATTATTTATAGTGTATAATATACACTAATTACCTTGTGTAACCAATAGATAATCCCTTGAATGTAAAGTGAAATTCTTCAGGACATTCATCTTCGGTTAACAATCGTTTTACTGCATTTGCAATAAATGCACCTGCCATATTAGAACAGTAGGAAGTCGCCTTGGCGTTACAAGGGTCCTCTGAAGCATCCGCATCTGAATACCAAGTATCTTTATATTTCGAAAGAGTTGGATTCGTTAACGTATACTGTTGGTACTCCTCCGCCCCCATTCGTCCATCTATAAGGGCAAATGGTCTGTTACGCTCGGTCAACGCTGCAGTCGCGGCTTCAAGACGACTATCCATACTGTCAAAACCCAAAATAACAATGTCGTCTTCGCTGAGAGGCTTGACGAATGCCGAGAACCGCCCTGGTTCTATGGTTACATCGCATTTTGGATTAATCATTTTAAGGTGTCTTTGTAATGATTCCACCTTATTTTTACCTATATCTTTCCATACATAGTGTGAAACACCAATATTTTGTATCTCAACCTTGTCAAGGTCGTATAAAATAAAATTATCGGCTCCCATCCTACATAACTGGGTAGATGCAGAGCTACCTATAGCTCCACATCCCAGTATATGAAAGATTTTTTGATTAAAGTCTTCAATAAGACCTAAACTTCTTTCATTAATTTGCAAGGTTAATCCCTCCATTTATGTTTTCAAGAAAATCATCAC